TAACACAGGATCATTTAGTGGAAGTTTTACTGGTGACCTTACAGGAACTGCTAGTTGGGCGGAATATGTTGTTAACGGAGGAAATATAGATACAAGTGGCTTTGCTATTACCGGATCCAATACATTTGTTGGAGATCAAATAATTAATGGTGAAAATTTAGGCTTTATTGTAGATGCTGGTAATTTAAAAAGGGTTGGTTTTATGAAATATGGAGGACTTGAAGGCTCTATTGCTCGTGTAGCTGATCAAAACTTTAGAATACTTAGAACTACTGGAAGTAATATTAATGATGGTACAAATGCAATAACTGATTTTTATATAGCAGGAGATGGAAAAGTAGGTATAGGAACTACAACACCTGCATATACATTAGATGTATCTGGGTCAAGCAATTTTATAGGAGATCAAATAATAACAGGCTCATTATACCAATCAGGAACATTTTACCCTGATCAAATTGATTGGTTTAGTAGTAGCATAGGATATAATACTGGTTCCTATATATTAACAACTACTAGTGATGGTCTAACTACATATGCTAATTATCAAGATGTAGCAAATGCGCTAGTTCCATATATTCCTACTGTTAATTTGAGTGAGTATGTAACAACCTCTTCATTTAATAACTTTACTTCATCATATAACACAGGATCATTTAGTGGATCATTTACTGGTAGTCTTAGAGGTACTGCATCTACTGCTTCTTACTATCAAGAAATAGACCCTATTTTTATAGCTAAATCTGCTAGTCTTGCAACTACAGGTAGTAATATATTTATAGGTAACCAAACAATAACAGGCTCAATTTATTTAGGTAGTGGTAGTATTATTAGTGAAAGTGGCAGTACTACAGTTATCACCCCACCCGGAGCATTACCTGGTCAAAGTTTAGTTATCAGACCAACAGCAGCTAGTTGGAGTGTAACTTCTAGTGGTTACATTGTATATGGACAACCTATAACAATTTCAGTTAATTTATTAAACTGGGCTTATTATGGAACAGTTAATTATGAGATTACAGGTACCAATGTTAATTCAACAACATTAGGTAGAGCAACAACTGGAAAAGTAGTTTTTACAGGCATTTCTGAACCAGACACACAGACAGTTACTTGGACTATACCTCCAAATAGTAATATTTCTGAATTTACTTTCACATTAACTACTGTTGACGGAACATATCAACCTGGACTTCCCGGCCCGGACCCAGCATTATATTATAGTTTTGAATCTAATGCTTTACCTACTGGAAACTTTGTTACTGTAACTAATAATAATATATCTAATTCAGAACATAGTCACATCCACTTAGTATCAGGTGATCCATCAACTGTTGATTTATATCTAGGTGATGATGACCAATATATTAAAATTGAAAAAAATGCTGGTAATGTTGTTATAGGTACTAATTTAGATACAAATCATTGGATATTTGATACAAGCGGTTCATTAACTGTTCCTGGTAGAATAAATGCTCCTTCTTTTTCTGGATCATTTACTGGTTCATTATTTGGGACATCAAGTTGGGCTCAAAGTGCCTCACAAGCTATAACAGCCTCATACTATAAAGAAACTGACCCTGTTTTTACAGCAGTATCTGGAACATTTGTTACAACTTCAAGTTTTAATGCGTTTACTGCTAGTATAAACACATTTACATCATCCTATAACACAGGATCATTTAGTGGAAGTTTTACAGGAAGTTTCTTAGGTACTAGTAGTTGGGCTCAAAGTGCTTCTCAAGCATTAACTGCTTCCTACTACCAAGAAACAGATCCTGTCTTTGTAGCTAAATCTGCTTCATTAGCAACAACCGGCTCAAATGTTTTTATAGGTAATCAAACTGTAACAGGTAGTTTATTTACAACAGGTTCTAACACATTAATAGGAACAACTACTTTAACTGGTAGTTTAAACATAACTGGTTCTACAACACAAATTGGAAACAATACTTTATTAGGAAATACACTCTTAACAGGAAGCATTACAATTTCAGGATCAAACCCTCCAGGCTCAATAACAGCATCTGTACAAATATATGGAGATATAAGACAAAGTGGTTATCATAGATTTGATCCTGTAATCACAAACATAGACACTTCAATATCTGCCTCTTACATCTACGTATCTGGATCAACCAATGACTTATACTTTAGTCAAAATGGTGCTGGGTATAATAACGTAACTCGTTTACGTTGGTTAGAAGGTAATTTATATACTGGTCTATTACACGGTGGAGCAGTATCCCAAGTAAATTCAAATACATATAAAGTTGCGAGCGGTAGTGGTATAATTGTTAATTTGAATGCGTCATTAGCAGTAGACCCATACCCCACAATACAATTCTTAAACTGGGATGATTTAACAAAAACAATTGATGCTTTAAGTGCTTCATATGACCAACAGTTCATAGCAATAAGCTCAAGCAACCAGATACATGCCCAAGGCACCCCATATTTTAACGGAGAAGTAGACAGATATATACCAGTAGGTATTGTTTTACACCAAAATCGTTCATCAATAAATGCTGTAAAAACCCAACCTTCTCTAGCATATGGGTGGAAACAAAGATCAAATGTATTTATATCTGCTTTTGGACCCTTAAAACTTTCTGGACATGCTTTAGCTACAAGTTCATCTCGTGGATTAACAGTTGGAAGTGGTACCTCATTTGCAGATGGAGCCAATTACCCAACAGACCCAACTAATCCATCTTATGTAACAGACCCTGGAACAAATATATCAAAAATATTTAGATATAGACAATCCGGTTCTAATTGGGTATATGATACTAACGCGGGTGCAGGATATACTACAATAGACCCAACCCAATATTCACTTAATGGTACTTTAACAAGTGTAGCTAATAATAGCTGGTCAATCCAAAGAGTATATTGGTTTCCAAATTCAGTCTCTAAAGCCATAGTAGTTTATTATGGTAACGCAGTATATTCAACTGAATCAGAGGCTATCGCTAATATAAACATAGAACCATTTGTTGAAGCACCTAACACAGCAGCGAATGCTATTTATGTAGGAGCTATAGTAATTAAAGGAGATGGTACATTTACAGTAGATGCTGATTTTACTATATTACCTGGTGGTTTATTTAGAGGAGTAGGTGGTGGAGGTGGAGGAGGAGGAGGTACTGGTACTTCAATCACACTACAAACTAACGGTACTAATAATGGTTCACAAACTATTTTAAACTTAAAACAAGGTTCTAGTATTAGTTTATCTGATGATGGTGTAGGAGGTGTTACTATTAATGGTAGCGGAATCACTAATAATACAGCGACTGGTTCTTATGGTAGTTTTTATGATACTACTACTCAAACTAATCCTGTAGCAAACACAGCACGATCAATGTCTTTCAATAATGTAGACATTTCAAACGGTGTTTTAAGATCAGGTTCAGCTAATCCATTCAACACCTATATAAAAACTGAAAATGCAGGTGTTTACGATATTCAATTTTCAGCTCAATTAGAAAAAACAAGTACAGGAAATACTAGTACCGCATATATTTGGATAAGAAAAAATGGAAGTGATATACTTGACACTAATACCATTGTTGAATTATCACAAAATGGTAAAGGAGTAGCAGCTTGGAATTGGTTTGTAAATGCGGCGGCCAATGATTATTTTCAAATTATGTGGGCTGCAGATAGAACAGATGTTCAACTAACAGCCACCACACCCGCAATTGGTCCCGCAGTTCCATCAATAATAGCAACTGTAACTAGAGTAGATCAATTCTTAAGCAATACAGGATCATTTACTGGATCGTTTACTGGTGCATTTACAGGATCATTACTTGGTACTGCTAGTTGGGCTACAAATGCTCAAACAGCATCTTTCCTACCAATAGGAACTTACTCTATAACAGCATCTTGGGCTCAATCAGCTTCAAATGCTGTGAATGCTCAAACAGCATCTTTTCTACCTGTTGGTACATACCAAATAACAAGCAGTTGGGCAGAATATGTTGTTAATGGAGGAAATGTTGACACTAGTGGATTAGTGACTACTTCAAGTTTTAATGCGTTCACATCAAGTATAAACACATTTACATCATCTTATAACACAGGATCATTCACTGGCAGTTTCACTGGTAGTTTTAATGGAACTGCTTCTTGGGCTACAAATGCTTTAAGTGCTTCAAAAGTCACTACAGCTAATGACTCAGCTCCTGTCATAATGTATCTAACATATGTTCGTCAAACTGGGTCATTAGTATCTCAACTAGGAGTAAATTCAAGTTTATCATATAATCCTGTAAGTAATACTATTTTTACTACAGCATCATACGCTTTAACAGCAAGTTATGCTGCTAACGCCGGTGGAACTTTTAATTCAACTTCATCAATTATAGGAAATGGATTATCATCTAGTTTTGATATAAATCATGGATTTAATACAAGAAATCTTCATATAACAGTTTATGAAAGTGGATCAAATGGTGAAACAGTATATCCTGACATAAGAAGAATTAACGCTAACACAGCAAGTATCTTATTCGCTAATCCTCCAGCATCAAATGAATATATAGTTTATATATCACAATAATGAAATTCTTAACTGAAATACAATTAGTAACTAGCAGTTCTATAGAATCTCCTCCTAGTGGTTTTATTACTATATATGCTAATACAGATGGTAATCTTTATACTGAAACTTCAGATGGAAATCAAGTAAAACTAAGTATTAATACCGCATGAGTAAAATATTAAAAAGTTTACAAGTTGTAACCCAATCGTTTACAGGAACACCTAATACAGGAACTGGAGTATTATTTGCTAGTGGTAGTAAAATTTATTTTGAAAACGCTACTGGATCTATATTTCCTATAGGAGGACCAGGATATATAAGAGTATTAGAATATACTGGGTCTAATCCTGGAGGAGATACTTTAACTTATACTTGGACAAAGCCAACAAATATAAAACATATTCAAGTAATTTGTGTTGGTGGTGGTGGAGGTGGTGGTGGTGGTATCTTAAGAAATCAATCTGCTGGTCTAAGTGGTGGAGCTGGAGGTGGTGGTGGTGCAATCGCTTGGGGATTTTTTGATAGAACTGACTTAACACAAAATACTTATACTATTAGTGTTGGAGCAGGTGGTGCTGGTGGAGTAGGAAGAACTGCTATAGCTAATGGAGGAACAGGTGTAGCTGGTGGGTATACTACTTTTGGAGGAACCTTAGTTAGTGCTAGTGGTGGTAGCGGTGGAACTGGAGGTTCTACAGGAACTACTACAGCTGGCGCTGGAGGATTAGCAACCGCCTGCCGCCCAGGCCCAGCTTTTGCTATCCCTGGAGGATCAGGCGGAGCAACTTCATTATCAGTCAGCTCAGCAACATCTATTTTTTTATCTACACCTTTAACACCAATAGGCACTGCTGGAGGAGGGGGAGGAGCTGGAAGAACAACTGGAAATATAGATATAATAGCTGCCTCTGGTTCTGGTGGATTTGAATGGAATACTTTAAAAGCAAATAACACTATTTTAGGAGGAACAGGATCAAATGATCTTGTAACAGCGGCTGTTTTATTACAATTTACTAGTAGTGTATTTACCACAACATATGGATTAGGTGGTGGAGGTAATGGTGGTTCTGGTTCTCTTGTTGGAGGTATAGTAACTAGCCAAAAGGGTGGAGACGCAGGACTTTATGGAGCAGGAGGCGGAGGTGCTTCTCCCCAACAAGGTACAGGTCCATCTCCTGCGAGTCAACCTGGTGGAAGTGGTTCTGCAGGTCTATGTATAGTAGTAGAATATTATTAAAGTTATGGCAAAATTATTAACAACAGCTTCCTTTGTAACTCAATCCTCTCCTGCAACTCCAAGTTCAGGATATGGTACATTATATGCTAGTGGTAGTAGTTTATACTACAAAAATAGTTCTGGGATTGATTATGATTTAAGTGTGGTAGGTTCTAGTAGTATACAAGTATATACATCAAATGCTAACTGGACTAAACCAGCAAATTTACAATATATAAAAGTAATATGTGCTGGAGCAGGTGGTGGAGGAGGAAGCGGAAGAGTAGCTGGAACTGGATCTACAACAGCAGGTGGACAAGGAGGATGTGGAGGAAACATAAATGTAGGATATTTTCCCGCTTCAGCATTGTTAGGTAGTGTTTATACAGTTAATGTAGGAACTGGGGGAGCAGGAGGTGGAAGAAGAACTTCAAATGGTTTACTAGCAGGAGTAACAGGAGCATCTGGACTTTCTAGTTCCTTCGCCACAGGATCAGGAGCTAACTTTACTAGATTAATATCAGCTCTTGGAGGTCCTGGTGGGTTAGGAGGAGCAGCAGGTGGAGGTACAGGAGCAAACATTTTACCAACAACAGCTCAAGTTTCAAATCCCTATCCTCCTTTTTATTTTTGTGGAGTAGATGGTGCAGCAGATGTATCTGGCCCAACCAATGCAGCTAATGCTTTATCTGGAACTCGTTGGTTAGCTGGAGGAGGAACAGGTGGAAGATTATTCTCTAATGATGCTACATCAGCTGGAGGATCAGGCTCAGCAGTTTTTTCATATAATACTTTAATACAATCTGGATCACCAAGTGCTGGAGGAACAGGATTACCAGGAAGTAATGGTATTCCAGTGTTAGATGTAGCACAATTATTTTATTACAGTGGTAGTAATATAACTACTGGAGTTAAAATAGGCACAGGAGGACATGGTGGAGGTTCAGGAAATAGAACATCAATCCCAGCTGTTAACGCTGGAAATGGAGGATCAGGAAGTTTAGGAGCTGGAGGAGGAGGAGGAGGAGGTGCTGGATTTGGATTAAATACAATATTTTCTGGAGCTGGGGGGCTTGGTGGAGATGGGTTTATAATAATTTTTGAATATTATTAAAAAATAAAATACTATGAGATGGTTAGTGCTAAAATCAAATTATGTTATTGATATAATACCATGGGATGGAGTAACCCCATATGATTATCCTTATAATTATGATACAATGATAGAAGATACAGATTATAATACAACTATTGGAGATTGGTATGAACCTACTGAAGGAATTTTTTATCATCCTCTCTCAACACCACCTGATTTTCCTCCAGCTTAGATAAAACTGTCTTTAGGTTTAGCATATTTATACCTAAACGCTGCCAATGTCATTAGTACTTAGAAGAGATAAAGGATCTAAACTTAGTTCCAACGAAATGGATGATAACTTATTAGAGTTATCACGAATATTATCAGCATCAGATGGTACAGGAGTAATACAAGTAACAGGATCTTCTTTTGATGCTAGTAATACCCCTATCACTAGCTCATTTTTTACAGGAGACGGGAGTGCTTTAACTAATATTACTGCTTCATACCTCCCAGGTATTGATGGTAGCCAATTATTAAATGTTACTGCTTCATATATTTCTCCAAGCATATCAATTCCAGTTAATGGAAATAATACTCAAATTCAATTTAATAGCAGTAGTGCTCTTAGTGGAAGTGATTATTTAGTTTATAATTATGATTCTCAAAGTTTAGCTCATGGTAATAATAACCATGATACAATTGGTTTATATTCTCATGCTGAAGGTAGTACAAATACAACTTTAGGTGAATATTCCCATGCTGAAGGAAGTAGCACATACACAGGTGTTTATGGTTATTATATAGATCTTGTAACTTTTAGTGGAACAAACACAGAAATTACTTTAAATAACAGTTATGGAAACATTACAGGAGATATCAACTCTGCAGGTTATTTATTAATAAGAAATAATAACGGTATATTTTATGAATATGATACTTATAGTAGTACTTGGGATGGTTCTAATACTATAATTACTATATTTAATATTGATCTCACAAGTGTTTTTACTTTAAACAATATAATATTTTTATCTTATTTTAATAGTACTTATTTACTCTTCCAGCCAACAAACGCGGACGCAACATCATATAGTAATTACGCTCATGCTGAAGGATGGCAAACATTTGCTTTAGGTAATAATTCTCACGCTGAAGGAAGACGTACTATAGCTGCTGGTTTAGCTTCTCATGCTGAAGGCTATCTAACAAAAACTTTTAATGATTATTCACACACTGAAGGATGGGCAACAATAGCTTCAGGAGCATACTCTCATGCTGAGGGTAGATCAACTATAGCGTCAGGTCTAGCATCTCATGCTGAAGGATATGGAACAGAAGCTTTAGGTAATTACCAGCTAGTGATAGGTCAATATAATGAATCTTCACTTTCGCAAAGTGCGTTTATTATAGGAGATGGTACAACTGAGATAGATCGCCATAATGTTTTATTTGTATCCAAATCCTATTTTGAAGTAAGTGCTTCAAACATGTACTTACAAGGATTAGCAAACTCATCTCAAACATATGTTGTAGCTATTGATACAGCAACAGGACAATTATCATACACTTTAGCCTCAGGAGTAGGTAGCTTAACCCCAGCTGGTGGTAATGATACAAGCATACAGTTTAATAGTGCAAGTGCTTTTAGTGGAAGTGATAATTTCACTTATGATTACACTACTGATATTATTAAATTAACAGGTTCAATGTTTGTTAGTGGTACTATATCTGCTTCATTTGGACCTAACACAATTGGATTTTTTGGTACTTCATCTTGGGCTGAAAGTGCTTCACAAGTTGTAAGTTCTTCATATGCTTTATCAAGTTCAAATGCGTTAACAGCAAGTTCCGCACTAACAGCTTCATACATTACAGGTTCTGTATTCACAAATACAAACCCTGCATTATCAGCTTCTTATGCTTTATCATCTAGTTTTTCAATAAGAACTTCATATGTAACTGGCTCAATTTTTACAAACCTAAACCCAGCTTTAACAGCATCTCACGCGTTAACTGCTAGTGTTGTAATTACAGCTCTAACTGCTTCATATGTAACTGGCTCAGTATTCACTAGTACTAATCCTGCTTTAAGCGCTTCATATGCCTTGACTGCAAGCTTTGTAGCTACAGCTTCATATGTGACTGGTTCAATATTTACATCTACAAATCAAGCTTTAACATCATCACATGCTTTAACTGCTAGTTTTGTACGAACTGCTCAAACAGCTTCATATGTAACTGGTTCAATTTTTACTAGTACAAATCCTGCTCTTAGTGCGTCTTATGCTTTAACTGCTTCATTTGTTTCAACTGCTTCATATATCTCAAGTGTAAGAGCTAGTTCTGCATCAGCAGCTGGTTTTAGTTTGATTGGTGGAGATTATGGAATAGTAATAACACTTTCTCCACAATTTCCTAATAATAATTATGCTGTGACAGTAACTGGAGAAGATCCTAGGAGTTGGACTGTTGAAAGTAAAACTAACACACAATTTACTATACAATCAAACTCATCAGTTGCATTAACAGGTCCTGTTTATTGGATAGCTATACCTTTTAATAATTAATACATATGCCTATATTTCGTTCTAGATCTGGTAGTTTCCAAGCTTTACAGGTTACAGGTAGTGACTTAACTACAATATCTAGCTCTATTTATTTTAAGAATTTAACCACAGCCTCTCAAGCATATGTTTTAACATACGATAATGTAACAGGCCAAGTATATTACACAGCCTCAAATGCTGCAGGACAAGGAGGAACTATAACATCTGTTAACCAAGGTGATGGTATGGCTGTGACTAACCCTTCAGGCCCTTCTGTAACAGTAAATCTTAACACAAGCTCAGCTCATTTTATAGGAGGAGTATCAAAATTAACAAGTAGCTTACTTACAACCTCTTCATTTAATACATGGACTGGATCATCTACCTCACAATTTTCAGGAACTGCTTCATATGTAACTGGGTCTATATTTACTAGCACTAACCGTGCTTTAAGTGCGTCTAACGCATTAACCGCTAGTTTTGTAGCCACAGCGTCATATGTGACAGGTTCTATATTCACAAGTACAAACCAAGCTTTAACAGCGTCACATGCGTTAACAGCTAGTTTTGTACGAACTGCTCAAACAGCTTCATATGTGACTGGTTCAATTTTTACAAGTGCTAACCTTGCTCTATCAGCATCTTACGCTTTAAGTTCTTCTCAATCAACAACAGCTTCTTATGCTTTGTTTGCTTTAAATGGAGGAGCATCTACTACACCCGGTGGAACTAACACTCAGATACAATATAATAACAGTAATACATTTGGTGGAGTACCTACATTAACATATGATGGTACAACTTTAAAAGCAACCGGTTCATTCACTGGTAGTTTTACAGGTAGTTTACTAGGAACATCAAGTTGGGCCGCTAGTGCTTCAAGAGCATTAACCGCATCATTAGCCACAACATCTTCATATGTCACTGGCTCTGTGTTTACCTCTACAAATCCTGCTTTATCAGCATCTTATGCTTTATCAAGTTCAAATGCTCTAACAGCTAGTTTTGTAGCTACTGCCTCATATGTAACAGGCTCAATATTCACTAGTACAAATCAAGCTTTAAGCGCTTCATTTGCTATAAGCTCTTCAAGAACAGTAACAGCTTCATTTGCTATTACCTCTTCATATGTCACTGGCTCTGTATTTACCTCTACAAACCCTGCTTTATCAGCATCATATGCTTTAAGTGCATCTAACGCATTAACCGCAAGTTTTGTAACAACAGCTTCATATGTAACCGGATCTATATTTACAAGTACAAATCAAGCCTTATCAGCTTCATTTGCTGTAAGTTCTTCTAGGACAATAACAGCATCTTTAGCATTAACATCTTCTTATGTAACAGGATCAATATTCACTAGCACAAACCAGGCCTTATCAGCTTCATACTCTTTATCAAGTTCAAATGCATTAACTGCTAGTTTTGTTAGTGGAGCTTTTTTACAAGGAGGAAATAGTTTTGGAACCACAGCTATTTTAGGTACTGATGACACACAAGATTTAATTTTTGAAACTAGTGGATCTAATAGAATGCTTATTAGTTCTAGCGGTATGATTCGAATAGGTACTACTTCATCACAATTCTCAGGTGAATTTGCTACAATTCAATTATATGCGGGTTCAAGTACAAGTAATGCTGTAGGAATTAGATCTACTATATTATATCTTTATCCTCCTGGCGCTAATACAACATCTAGAATTGTATATGGATCAGATGGATATACTGCTTGGACATTAAGAAACTTATCAACAGATAGTTTTCAAATCCGCTCAACACCAGGTAGTGGTAGCCAACCAGATCAAACAATATTGCATTTATCTTCTGGAAGTACAGGATATCAAGTTGGTATTTTAAATGAAAGTCCACAATATACTCTTGATATTAGTGGTAGTACTCGTGTGACTAGTTCTCTTTACTTACCAGGTTTAACTACATCATCACAAATTAATGTTTTAACTATTGATACAGCTTCAGGACAAGTTTATTATACAGCTTCAAATGCAATTGGAGGTGGTGGAAGCGGAGTTACTATTAATAATAATGTAGATAATTATCTTGTTACTGCTACAGGAACTACTAATACTTTAGATGGAGAATCTAATTTACAATTTGATAATAGTAACTCAACATTAACTCTTAACGGTTCTTTTAATAATAATATTGATCGTAGTAATTTAAACACTTTATTAATTATTGCTTATAATGGAGGAGCAAATGATGGTTTAGGCAAAGCATACTCAGGCGAAATTTTAATAGCTGATTCAGGAAGACCTGGATTTGATATAGATACTAGTACTCCTCCTTCACTTGGTGATTTATTATCTTTAGATACTAATGGAACATGGTATATAGCTAGTAATACAAATGCAAGTGCTACTAACATGCTAGGTTTTTATGTTCAAGATGCTAACGCTGTTGATGGTATTCTTATAGACGGTTATATAGCTTTATCTGGATCTATAGATGTCCCAGCATTTGGTAAACATTTATTTATAACAGGAAGTGGACCCGTTACCTACACTGTTAAACCTCAGGATATTACTTCAGGATATATTCGAAATATAGGACATTTACAATATAATGATCAAACTAGTTACCCAGATTGGTGGATACTAAGATTTAAACCTTCAAATGATTGGACACAAATAATATAAAAATATGCCAAATTATATATCAAAAATAAATGGGTCAAATATAAGTGCTTCTTATGCTTTAACAGCATCATATGCTTTAACAGCGTCATACACTGAAAATGGCTCAGGTGTCACTATCAATAATAATTCAGATAATAATATCATCACAGCTACTGGAACTGCTAACACATTAAATGGAGAATCTAATTTACAATTTAATGGTTCAACACTAACTGTGACAGGAAATATAACAGCTACTTCTATTACAGGCAGTTTAACAGGCAGTTTAACAGGTAGTTTGTTTGGAACAGCATCTTGGGCTCAAAGTGCTTCACAGGCATTAACAGCATCATTCCTACCTGTAGGAACATACCAAATAACAGCATCTTGGGCTCAAAGTGCTTCTCAAGCGATAACAGCAAGTTTTGTACGAAACGCTCAAACTGCTTCATTTTTACCTGTTGGAACTTATCAAATCACAGCATCTTGGGCTCAAAGTGCTTCACAGGCATTAACAGCATCACTTACATTAAGCGCTATATCTTCCTCTTATCCTATAGCGATAACAGGTAGTGTTTTATATTCTACAGGCCCATTTTCCAAAACACCTTCTATACCTGGAAACGCTAATAGCATACTTTTAGGCTCAGGCTCTGGATTTAATAATAATGATAGCAGTAATCTAATTAATATTGGACAAAACGCAGGATCTGGCTCTTCTGGTGCTGGAGGTTTAATCGCTATCGGCCAAAACGCAGGTGCTGGATTAACTAAACCAGGCTTATATATAGGTAACAATGCTGGTCGAAATTCTCCAGGTGCCCTTAATACTGTTGTTATAGGTAACGATGCTGGTCAAAATTGTACAGGCATTGGTCAAAATGTTTTTGTAGGTGATTCCGCCGGCTCTTCAGCTACAAATGCTGCTTCTTCAACTTTTGTAGGCCATAGTGCTGGTAATATAGCTACAAATGCTGATACTTCAACTTTTGTAGGTACTACCGCTGGTGCTTCAGCTACAAATGCTAATAATTCAACTTTTGTAGGTAATAGTACTGGTACCCAAGCTGTAAATGCTAGTGGCTCAACTTTTATAGGATCAGCAGCTGGCGCTTCAGCTACAAATGCTGCTTTTTCTACTTTTGTAGGTTATAATGCTGGTGGTGGTGCTCCATCTGCTTCTTACTCAGTATTTATAGGTTCTGAAGCAGGATCAGCGAATTCACCTATTTTAAGTGTAGGTACCAATAATATAATTATAGGTAATGGTGTGACATTAAGCGCTAGTAGAAAAGATTCTATTAATATAGGAGGTTTAATTTTTGGGACAGGTTCTATTTCTAATACCACAACTACCCCAGTCTCAAGTTCAGCTATGGGAAGAATAGGTGTTAATGTTATAACCCCAATATATACCTTAGATGTGAGTGGTTCATTATTTTCTGGTTCTGTTGCTAATTTTTCTTCAGATATAGTAGTAGCAACTCGAAGCGCAGCCCCAACAGCAGTGATAGGTGTTGAAGGTCAAATAGTTCCTGTAAATAATGCTGGTACTTATTTAATGTATGTTTATATAGGTGGAAGATGGAGATCATCCTCATTATTTTAATAAAATAAAGAACATATTTATAATAAATTAAAAAATGGAAACAAAAGTTTTAACCCAAGAAGAGATTACACAATTAAGAACAGTACAACAAGACAGATTAAATCTTATTGAACGATTTGGAGTATTAGAAATCCAAAAACAAGAAATTAAAAATCAAGAACAACAGCTTTCTAGTGCCTATCAACAACTAAAACAATATGAGGAAGAATTAGGAAAACACCTCCAAGAAAAATATGGAGATGGCACTATAAATTTAGAGAAAGGAGAATTCATAAGCAATTAATTTTTGAATTCCCCTAAGATATTTATTAATAAACCAAATAATAATTTAAAACAACATGGCGAACATTTTACTATCACCCGGCGTTTTACAAAGAGAAATAGACGCTTCATTTATAGCGGAACAACCACCAGTAATTGGTGCCGCAATTATAGGCCCAACAGTTAGAGGTCCTGTAAATGTACCTGTATCAGTTACATCATATACTGACTTCGTAGACAGATTTGGTGATGTTTTAGAAAGCGGAAGTGGAATTTATTCATATTTTACTTCTATAGCAGCTTACAATTACTTCAACAACAATGGTCAAAACTTATTAGTAACAAGAGTAGCTAATGGTACTTACACCTCAGCTACATCTAGTATTCCTACTGGAAGTGGAACAGATGGAGCTTCTCCTTTTGCTTTTACTTTAGCAACCATTTCTCAAGGATCATTAATGAACAATTCAGGTTCTGTTGATTCTAGAGGAGCTTTAATTTCAGGATCTATTAATAACATTCGTGTTCAAATTGTATCTCCTGATACAGCTTCTGGAACATTTAGTTTATTTGTTAGAAGAGGTGATGATACTACTAAAAATAATATTGTTTTAGAAACATTTACTAATGTATCTTTAGATCCATTATCTAATAATTATATTTCTAAAGTAATTGGTGATTATTCATTTACAGTATCTGAAATAGATGGTGTAGCTACTTTACAAGTAAATGGTACTTACCCAAATAAATCACGTTATATTAGAGTACAAAGTGTAGATTCACCAACACCTCAATATCTTGTAGGTGGAACAGCTAACCCAGCTTATACTGGTTCTATACCTGTAGCATCAAGTGGTGGAATAGCTTTAGGATTTGGTGGAGCTGAAGGTGATGTAATGGCTGGAGCTAAATTCTATGAAGAAGCCGGATCTGATGTAAATAACACTCAAGGAGTAAGCGGTAGTGACTATGAAAACGCTATTAACTTATTAGCTAGTCCAACAGATTTCCAATTTAACGCTATATTCACTCCTGGTTTAACATCTGATATTCATACTACCCAAGTAGAGACAATAATTGAAAATACTCAAGATAGAGGAGATAATATTTATGTACTTGATTTAGTTGAATACGGAATGACCTCTTCAGCTACTGTAACTGGTAAAGCTAATGATCTTGATACTTCATACGCTGCTACATACTGGCCTTGGGTTCAAACTCTTGATCCGGCTACTAAAAAGTATGTTTGGGTTCCTGCTTCAACAATGATTGGTGGAGTATATGCTTATAATGATAGCGTATCTGAGCCATGGTTTGCACCAGCTGGTATAAACAGAGGTGGATTATCAACAGTAACTAGAGCAGAAATTAAACTACCACAAGCTACTAGAGATGCATTATATCAAGGCAAAGTTAATCCAATAGCTACATTCCCAGGACAAGGTGTTGTAGTATACGGTCAGAAAACACTTCAAACTGCTGCTTCAGCTTTAGACCGTGTGAATGTTAGAAGATTAATGATAGCTCTTAAAGGATTCATAGGTCAAATAGCTAATGGTTTAGTATTCCAACAGAATACAGCCGCTACTAGAAATAGTTTCTTAGCTCAAGTAAATCCATATCTTGAATCAGTTCAACAAAGACAAGGTTTATTTGCATTTAAAGTAATAATGGATGAATCCATTAACAACCCAGCAGTAATTGATAGAAATGAATTAGTAGGTCAAATTTATTTACAGCCAACTAAAACAGCTGAATTTATCTACTTGAACTTCACAATTACTCCAACTGGTGCTACTTTCCCTGCATAAAAAACTAATTAATACAATATTTATTAACAAAATTAAAATATAAATACAATGGCAATTCTAGACGTAAATGATATGTTTTACACAGCGTTTGAACCGAAACAGGCTAATAGATTTATCCTGTACGCTGATGGAATCCCAAGCTACATTATTAAGGGTGTTAGCGCGGTAAGTTTAACACAGGGTGAAGTAATCTTAAACCATATTAACGTTTTACGTAAAGTAAAAGGTAAAAGTGTTTGGGGTGATGTTACAATGACCCTATTTGATCCTATTACACCTTCAGGTGCTCAAACAATCATGGAATGGGTTCGTTTATCACATGAATCTGTGACAGGTAGAGATGGCTACTCAGACTTCTATAAGAAAGATCTGACTATTAATGTATTAGGTCCTGTTGGTGATGTAGTAGCAGAATGGGTACTTAAAGGCGCATTTGTTAAAGATGCTAACTTTGGTGAATATAACTGGGATACTGAAAACACAGCTGTAAACATTACTATGACATTAGCCATTGACTATGCTGTTTTAAATTTCTAAAAAATAGAAAAAAACGAGATATTAAAAGAAGTGTACAAAAACGTGCGCTTCTTTTTTTTCTCATATATTTATAAGCAACAAACAAAAATGTTATATTAAAATTATTTATGGAAAACAAGTTAAATATCCCAACAGAAGTTATTGAACTGCCCTCAAAAGGCATAATCTATCCAGAAGACAGTCCTCTTTCAAGTGGTAAAATTGAAATGAAATATATGACCGCTAAAGAAGAAGACATTTTAACCAACCAATCCTATATACAAAAAGGAACAGTATTAGATGAATTAATTAAATCACTAATTGTTACTCCAGGTGTAAAATATGAGGATCTAATTGTAGGTGATAAAAATGCTTTACTAGTAGCTGCTCGTATTTTAGGCTATGGTAAAGATTATACATTCACTTATGGTGGTGAAGAACAAACTGTAGATTTATCTCTTGTTGAAAATAAACCTTTAAATGAAGAATTATTCACTAAAGGAGTAAATGAATTTTCATATGTTTTACCTTCAACAGGTGTGAATATAACATTTAAACTACTTACAGGTGGTGATGAAAAGAAAATTAACTCTGAGTTAGAAGGTATTAAAAAAATAAACAAATTCGCCTCACGTGAGCTTTCAACTCGTTTAAAATATATGGTTACATCTGTTAATCAAGATACAGATAGTAAAACTATTAGAGAATTTGTTGACAACCATTTCTTAGCCAGAGATTCTCGAGCATTCAGAGAATACATAAAGGAGGTTCAGCCGGATGTGGATTTGACCTTTTTTCCCGACGGGAGGGACGAAAAAGTTGACATTCCAATTGGACTTAACTTTTTTTGGCCTGACGCCTGATACAGCCAAACAGTTTAGATTTAATTTATTTACCCAAATACATGAAATAGTTTTTCATGGCCAAGGCGGCTATGACTGGGATACAGTCTATAGCATGCCTATTTGGCTTCGTAAGTTTACTTTCCATAAAATGAAAGAACATTATGAAGAAAAAAATAAAGATAATTCTGGAGGTGATCTAGCATCTCAAACTAGTCAAATTAAAGATGGCAAAATTGATCTTCCTGATCATTTTAAAGGTAAATTAGCTAATAAAACCCCAAAATATTAAATATTTATAATATATTATTATTATAAAACACTATGGCACTAACCCCACAGGAAGCAGATAATTTAAGGA